TAGTGCTGACGCTGAATGCTTTCCCGGGCAAATTTTGAATAGCCGTTACAAGGTGTGTCGTCGTTGAAACGGCGCGGATTCGCGTTGCCTTTCGGCCTTGCAACGTTGTTGCAACGTTGTTGCAACGTTGTTGGTGAGTATGCTGTCGCATGTCGGAATGGTTTTGGGGTTGAGCAGCCCTGTTGGTTTACGTTCCGGCGTTTGGTTGGCGGCGTTCCTTCGTCTGGCGGTGTGGCCCTTCCGCTGGATGGTTTGCGATTCGGGGGACGCCGCTAGGGGCGGTGGCTGGAGCTGGCCGTGCATGCCGGTCGGTGGGGTCGATTCCCTTGCCGTCCACGATCACATCCCGTGTGCGGGTGTGGGTTTTTTGTCCCTGTAGCTCAATTGGTAGAGCTTTTTCGTTCGTGGTCTTTTGTTTGGTTCTCCGCCACGTTCATTGTTTGGATGCCGGTTCGATTCCGGTCGGGGACTCTGGGGGAGTGGGCGTTTCCGAGGGTTTACTGTTTCCTTGTTTGTGATTGCCTCGTGAGATTCGCCCGCTCTCTTTGCTTCGGTCGCGTGGCGCGGTGATGGATTGGTTGCGTCTGTCATGTGCGGGTTCGATTCCCGCCCGAAGTACTCGGGGTACCGGCCGTGGCTTGGGTTTGCTGCTTGTGGCTCCTTATAGCGTTGTCGCTGCGGCCGGTTTCCTTTTTCTTTTTACTGGGGGTGCCTGTGGTTTGGTCTAGTTCGCGTCGGCGTGAACGGTTCAATCCTGATTGGCAGCGTACCCGCAGAATCATTTTGAAGCGTGACGGATACCGTTGCCAGTGGCCTGTGAAGGATGATTTCGGGAACGTGCGTTTGTGTGGCGCTCCCGCGAACGAGGTGGATCATAAGCGGCGTGATGGCGTCCATGATGATGATTCGCCGGATAACCTGTGGGCTTTGTGCCATTGGCATCACCAGCGGAAGACCGAGAGGGAGTCGGCTGAGGCGCGTCGTAGGAAGAGTGCGCGTCGGAAGGAGAATCAATGGTATTCTCACCCGGCTTTCAAGTGAACGACCGCATGTGCATGGTCGCGGGTTGCCATAACGTGGCTTGCGCTCGTGGCCTGTGCCGTCACCATTACAATCGCGACCATTATTCGGGTTCGCCGTTGAAGCCGGTTCGCCAGCGTATGTGTCCTCAATGCCATAAGTGGTTCAATCCCGGCAGGTCGGATCAGTTGTTTTGTTGCGGCGGATGTCGTGTGGCTTACAAGCGTGCGCGTGACAAAGGCGCTGTTCTGCCGTTGAAGCCGGAGACGACGTTGTTCGTGAAGCCTGTCGCCGAAGAGGATGTGGGGCCTGAGCTGGTGGTCGAGCAGTTCACTGATTCGCAGGTTGTCGAGAAGTGCGGTGGCTTGTGTGCGAAATGCCATAAGCCCGTTGATGTTTCCGATGGTGGCGTTGATGGCGCCGCTTTCGTGTGGAGGGTTCCTTTGGAGAAGTCGTTTTCCGCGACTTTGGAGAATCGTCTGCTGGTTCACAGGCGTTGCGTGGGGTGAAACGCTTTCCGCTTCGCTTTATTGCCCTGGAACGGGGCGGTTGTGGAGTGGTCAATGGCTGGTAATGGTCGTAAGGCGAAGAAGTCTTCGAATATGGTTTTGAAGGCTCCTGATTGTCCGATGGGTTTGGAGCTTCCCGCTGTTCGTCCTGACGGGCAGGAGTGGCTTCAGCGTACCAAGGATTGGTATGAGTCGCTTCGTGTGAGTCCTCTTGCCCAGCGTATGGGTGTTGAGGCCGACTGGTATGCGGTTCAGGATTTGGCGTTGTTGAAGGATGATTTCTGGCGTCCGAGGACGAAGGGGCGTTGGATGCTCGCTTCGGAGATTCGGCAGCGTGAGGCCACTTTGGGTATCACGCCGGAAGCTCGTGTGCGTTTGAAGTTCGATGCTCCGCAGCCGGATGATATGAAGGCGTCCGCGTATGAGGGTGATACCGAGGGTGCGCGGAACGTGCAGCGTAATAGGCAGCGTGCTTCCGCATTGGGTTTACGGGTTATTGACGGTGGTGCCTGATGCATACGCGGATTCCCGAATTGCATGGCGAGGATTTGACTCGTTCGATGGGGATGTTCGCGGTCTGGTGGATTGAGACTTTCTTTCGTGTCGGGCGTGGTGGCGGCGTTGGTTTGCCTGAGACGTTCGACATGGACGAGTACGTGTTCATGCTTCACGCTTATGCGTTGACTGAGTGGGGTACTCGCCGGTTCAATCGTGTGTTTTATTCGCGTGCGAAGGGTAAGAACAAGTCCGGCAAGGCCGCTGGCATCTGCGCTTTCGAGGGGCTTGCCCCGTGCCGTTTCGACCATTGGGCGGAGAAGGGCGAGACCTACACGTTCCTTGGCGAGACGTACCCGTATGCGGAGGGCGAGCCGGTCGGCCATATGGTGCAGATGCCGCAGATTCTATGCCTCGCCACTGCGGAGGGGCAGACCGGCAACATCTTCGATTCGATCTACTACAACTGCGATCAGGGTCCGTTGAGCCAGCTGAAAGGCGTCGGCCTTGACGTCGGCCGTACCCGTATCGGCCTGCCCGAGGGCGGGGAGATCATTCCGACCACGAGCGGCGCCGCGTCCAAGGATGGCGGGGTGGAGACGTTCGCGGCCTGCGACGAGACGCACCTGTACAACACGAACAAGCTGCGCAACATGTACAAGACCGTGCAACGCAACCTTGGCAAGCGCAAGGGCGACGCCGACCCGTGGATTTTGGAGACCTCGACCATGTACAAGCCGGGCGAGGAATCCATCGCCGAGACTTCGTACAAGTATGCGTGGGATACCGCCAGCGGCAAGATCAAGCATCGCAGCGGCATTTATTTCGACCATGTGTATGCGAACGTAGATCTGGACGATTTCGCCGACGAGAAGAAGATTCTCCGCGCCTTGCAGGTCGCGTATGGGGCGAGTGCGAAAAGCTCCGACGGCAAGGATCATCTGATCCTGCCCGATGGCCGGATGACCGTGTTGAACGATGATGGGGCCGATTCGGAGGGGCACACGTATTGGGACGGCGAGTTGGGGCCGTCGAGGGACGGGTGGATTGACCTGAATGGTCAGATGGACCAGATTTACCAGCCCGATTCCGATCCCGCCGATTCCATGCGTTATTTCTTCAACACGCTGTCAAGTGTGCGTGACGCATGGCTTGCCGAGTCGGACATCCAATCGCACATGCTGTATCGGGACGAGATGCATACCGCGTTCAATTCGATTCGTCTTGACGGCGCCTGGCAGAAGTTCGTGACGAAGAAGGAGCCGATCACGTTGGGTTTCGATGGTTCCGTGTCGGATGATTCGACGGCTCTTGTGGGCTGTCGCGTATCGGATGGCATGTTGTTCCTGATAAAGCTCGAATCCGCGCCCGATGGTCCCGAGAAGGCCACTTGGCGTGTGAACCGTGAGGCGTTCGACGGCATGGCCCGGTGGATGCTCGACAATTACAACGTCGTCGGCTTTTTCGCCGACGTGGCGTATTTCGAGCAGATGATCGGCGGCTGGGAGAAGGACTACGGCAGGAAGCTGAAGGTCGGGCCGCGCAGGAACGGCGACAAGATCAAGTTCTGGACGAACAACTGGTTCAAGGACATGCAGGTCGCTTTGGACAACGCGCATACCGCGTTCCGCTACCCGTACACGGTTCCCGAGAAGAAGGGCAAGCCCGTCAAGGACGATATAGCGTTGCTGGCCGACCCGCGATTGGTGAACCATTTCCGCAACGCGCGCAGGCGTGAGACACGTACCGGTTATGCGATTTACAAGGAGTCCCCGAACTCGCCCGACAAGATCGATGCGTGCATGGCCGGATTGCTGGCCTATACGGCACGCGGAAGGTATCTGGAGCTTGCCGATGAAAAGCGTCGTTACGCACCGTACCGGATTTACTGATGTGAGGTTTCCTGATGTCTGATTTGAAGTTGATGATTAAAGGCGCCTCGTCGGACGATGACGACGCCTATTTCCTGACTTCCCTTGCCACCGTTTGGAGCAGGCGCATGCCCGCGCTGGCGCAGCTGCGTCTGTTCATGGATGGTCGTGAGAGCGTCGATAGCAATAGCGTCCCCCAAGGCGTTGACCCGGACGCGGCTCCGGTGTACCGGACGATGCGCTCCTTGGGCGTGATGAATTTCGCGCGGCGCATCAGCGAGAGCGTGACCGACCGGCAGCAGCCTAACGGCTTCCGCAAGGTCGAGGACACGTCGTTGAGGGACACGGAGGCCGATCTCGTGGCGAAGCGGTGCGGGTTGCCCGCGTTGCTTCGACGGTTCATGTTCCCGCAGAAAGGCACTTACGGCTGTTCGTTCGGATTCGTCACGCGGGGGCGTGGAAAGCGTTCCATCATCGCGTTGAGTCCTTGGGAATGCTGGATGTCCGATGACGCGGATTCCGCGATCATGTACTCGCATGACGAGCGTTCCGGGGTCGAGAGGATGCGGCTTTTCCGTATTCTGCGCGACGATAAGACGGGGGAGCCGAAGGAGGTCTACTCAAGGCTCGCCGTCAGGGACAGTGATCGCACGGTCGTTGACCCGAACGACTATCAGGCGTTGGGGCGGTTCCTGGACAAGTATTCCAGGAACGGCGCGCTCTGGACCCCGGGCGATGATTGGCGTTGGGATGGGGGTAAGGAATCATGCGATTACGCGCTTCAATGCGAGTCGCTGCCCATCGTCAGGTTGAGCACCATCGACGGATTGGGTTTGTTCGAACCTTATATCCCGACGTTGCAGCGTATCGACCGGCAGGTTTTCGACCGGTTGTGCATCACGATGATGCAGGCGTTCCGCCAGCGTGCCATCAAGGGTGATCTTCCGCTCACGTATGGCGACGAGGACCCCGAGGTGTTGAACGGCGAAGCGAGTTTCGGTGATCCCATCGACTATTCGAAACGGTTCGCGACCAGTCCGGCCGCTTTGTGGCAGTTGCCGCAGGGCGTGGATATTTGGGAGTCGCAGACCGTTGACACGACGCCTCTGATGACGATCATCTCCAATGACATCAAGCATTTGGCCGCGGCTTCCGGCACGCCGTTGGATATTCTTTCGCCCGACGTGCAGGGTTCCGCCAGTGGAGCGGAGTTGAAGCGTGAGACGTTGAAGTTCAAGGTCCAGACGATGAACGAGCTGGATTCCGAGCCTATCGTCCGCATGGTCCGTATGGCTATCGCGTTGGATGGCGGCGAGGTTCCCTCGGATTCCGAGTTCGAAATGGTTTGGAAGCCGATGGAGACGACCAGTTCCCTTGAGTTGGCTCAGGCGGCTCAATTGCTGTACCAGAGCGGCTTGCTGGCGCGTAGGACGGTGCTCACCCACAAGTTGGGGTTCACCGCCCAGGATGTTGCCGAGGACGACATGAATCGCATGGCCGACCAGTTCAACGTTTCCGATGGCGGCGGCTCTTCGTCCCAGCGGCCTGTGATGACCGGCGCCGTCGCTCCGGCCACCGGTTGGGACGCTGAATCCCAGTCAGCCGTTGACGGTTTGGAGCCTGATGCCGGCGATGGTGATGGTCGGGAGGTCTGATGGCTGGCAAATCCTTGGCGGCGTTATCCACGACTCTTGACGAGGCTCGGGAACGCATGGTGGCCGCTTACGTGAAGCAGGCCAGGGCCATGTGGAACATGCTTGCGCCTTCGGACTGGTGGAATGACGGGATGACGTTCGGCGTGGCCGCACGTGCGGCCTTGTTGGAGATCGCGCTTATACAGCAGGTGCGGCAGTTGGGCGTGCAGTACGCGGACGAGACGTTGAGGATGCTGGGGGTGAAGCCGTCTGGGAACGTGGCTTCGCTGGTGTTCCCGCGCGCGAACGCCGACCCGTGGCTTGTCGCGGCCCGTCCTGCCGACTCGTATCGTGGCGCCGCCGTCAAAGCGCCATCGTTGCGTCCCGTGGAATGGCCGTCGAAAACCGATGAATCGTTCGCCGAGGTTGACAAGTGGCTGCGTCAGGCGTTCACGCGCTTGGAGACGGCTGTCCAGGAGGACACGCTTCGCGCGTCCACCACCGCGACGATAGGCCGGTACAAGGGCAGCCGTGTTGACCAGTATCGTCGTGTGCTGCATCCCGAACTGTCGAAGACCGGTTCGTGCGGCCTGTGCGTCGTCGCGGCGGACCGCTGGTATTCGACAAGGGATTTGCTGCCGATCCACGCGAACTGCCATTGCGGGATAGCGCCTGCCGGAGCCGACTACGATCCCGGCTACCAGTTGAACCAGAAGGATCTGCAACGCCTCTACAAGGCCGCTGGCGGAACACGCGCCGACCTTTTGAAGCAGGTGAAGGTCATGGGCGTGAACCATGGCGAGTTGGGGCCGATACTCAGCGAGTACGAGGCCGACCGGCATCAGAACGGCGTTCCCGCGAAGGATGCGGAACAGTGGCACGTTCCCGACCGGCAGACCACGTTGAAGCAGATCGAACGCATGGAGAACCGCGCCATCGAGTTCAACCGCCGTTACAAAGAGGTTCGTGACACTGGGAAGGATGTTTCGTTCCGGTATGAGGGACGCAAGTACACGTTCTCGCCGTCGAAGCATCTCAATCAGGCCATGGCATGGCAACGCACCATGCTCAACCAAATGCGCGCCCTGCAACGCAAGGCCGCGTGAAAAACGAAAGGAAATCGAAGCCCAATGGCTGAAAAAACCGATGATGCCGCTGAAACGGCGGCAACGCAGAATGTGTCTGGAACGGACGCGACCACGCAGCCGAACACCGTCGAACCCGATGCGCGCAAGCCATCCGATGATGACGGCGCCGACCAGTTGGGCATGTGGAAGCATCAGGCCCGTGAGAACGAGCGGAAGATGCATGAGAACCGTGATCGCGCGAACGCCGCGGAATCGAAGCTCACGGACGTTGAGGGCGAGCTTGCGAAGGCGAACGTGCGTATCGCGCGGTTGGAGGCGCAAAGGCAGCATCCTGAAATCACCGACGAGGCTTTCGACACGTTGTGCCGTGAGACGGAGCCGGAGAAGATTTCCGCATGGGCCGACGCCTTCGTGAAATTCATGCCAAGCAAGACCGAAACGGTCGAAGCTGGGCAGCCGAACGATGACGGCGCAGGCCAGGGCTTCATGTCGGCGGCGGCCAAGGAGGCGCTGTCGCACAGCGCCCCCCATATCGGCAAGCAGTCGAACGGCATCGCCGACGCCTACCGGTACGCCGCCGAACGTTCCAGGATCAACATTAAATAAGGAGTAACAGTTATGGCCAATCAGATGGTTCATACCGTTGCCAAGACCGCTCCGAAGGACGACCAGTCTTGGCTTATCAACCGTATCACCGACGGCGTGCGTGAAGCCCAGCTTGACCTTTCCACGTTCACCGCCGACAAGTCCAAGGAGAACGATTACTTCTCGTCCATCTCCGATGACGATTACGAGGCGTGGCTGAAGTCAGGCATCCCGCTGGCGAAGATCACCAACACCAACAATTACGGCCCTTACGACAAGAACGCCACCGATGGCCGCAACGGCACGATCATCGGTTTCCTTGAATCGTCCGTGCATGTCGTGTTCACCCGCACCGGTTTCGAGGACCAGTATCCGACCGTTGGTGTCCGCTATATGGGTGTCATCGATAAGAACAATCTGCCGTACACCGTTGATTTCAGTAAGGCGAAGTTGGAGGGATTGTTCCTTGATTATGACAAGGGCGCCGCAGCTCCGCATGTGACCGTGTTGAATCCGA